ATGATGTTCATAATTCATTCCTTGAAATGCTAATGTATGATCAAACAAAAATGGTATTTGTTGATGGGCCCGCCGGAACAGCCAAGACCTATCTTGCGGTTTTAGCTGGATTACAAATGCTCAAAACAAAATCTATTAATAATATTATCTATATTAGAAGTATAGTAGAAAGCGCTTCGAAAAGTATGGGATCTTTGCCTGGCGAATTGCAAGAAAAGTTTCAACCATGGTCATTACCTTTGATAGAGAAACTAGATGAATTAGTAGGCCCTAAAATTGGCGGAGATCTCATGAGAGATAATTTTGTTAAATGTATGCCTGTTAATTTCGTCCGTGGTTTAACATTCAGAGATTCTGTCGTTATTGTAGATGAAGCACAGAATATGAATTCTGCTGAATTAACAACTATTTTGACACGTTTCGGAGAGAATTCAAAATATATTATTATAGGTGATTCATTTCAAGCAGATATTGGAAATAAATCAGGATTCTCCAAAATTAGACATGTCTTTAATAATGAAGAAAGTGAAGAACAAGGTATTCATACCTTCCTCTTCACAGAAAATGAAGTTGTAAGATCTCAGATTCTTAAATTTATTGTGAAGAAGTTAGAGACGGTACAACACTAGATTTTTCTAATTCTAATAATTCTTTTAAAGCATCTTCGAAAGAAACAAATTTTACATCTGTTTTAGGGCTCGATTGTTTTATATCGGGCCCCAAAATTTCATTCATTTTTGAAAATATATTATTTTCAAGTCCTACTAAATTAGGATCTCTTTCTCTTTTTATCATCCCCAGCTAGTTCCTTTAAATAAACCACCCAACCCTGTTGTTACTTGATTACCAACGGCTGCACCATGACTTACTCGCGTTGATGCTGGTGGTACTGGTGTTGTAGCTGCTTGTACAACAGCTTCTGTTAAAGTTTTACCTTCATATGTCGCAGAATTAAGATCGTGCTCCCATACTTCTACTTTCTCTACCCAACACCTTCCATTTGTTAATGTCTTGATATGTTCTGATGCGAGATTGAAACAGAATTCTGCTGTTCTTTCAATACCAACACCGTTAGGCATGATTCTTAAATCACAAGCCTTTGCATCATGTAATTGTTGAAATAAAGACAATTGAGGATCATCAGCTGCGATACATAATGTATGATCAAATTGATCCTGTAATTTTGCTTTAAGTTCTTTGAGGCCACCAAAGTCTACAGCCCAATTACGTTCGTCTAATTCTGAACAACCAAACCAAAATTTAGCCTTTAACTGATATCCATGGACGCGACTACAATGGGATTGTACAGCTTTCCATTGTCTAAATGCACAAGAACCCAATTCAATTATCTTAGTAGAGACATATGTACTCATAAAAATATCATAAACCTTAAATAAAGATAATCTATGGATAATATGATAAAAATATCAGAATTGCAAAAAGCATACCCGCTTGATGAAAATGATGTTTTTGTTGTTAATCAAGAAGTAAACAAAGTTCTCGAAACGCGTTATACAACAACTAGTGATATTTCAAAATATATTGAAGCAGCTGTCAATAAAATGTTGTTAAAACAAATTCCTGTTGGTTGTGTAAAGATGTATGCTGGTGATATAACACAATTTGATAAACTCGATGGATGGCTGGTATGTAATGGCCAGGCCGTTTCGCGGGTTAGATACTCAGAACTATATAAAGTGATAGGCGGTATATATGGTACTACTACTGGAGAAACATTCATATTACCTGACTTTAGAGGGAAAATACCTTTAGGATATTGCGGCACAAACAAACAACCTATATTATTAGGTGATACGGGAATTGAAGTTTCATTGGCTGAAACTGGTGGTGAATATAGACATCGTTTAACAGAGAGTGAATTAGCTTCACATACGCATAGTGATACTGTTGGTCATACCCATGATTATTTGGATTTAACAAAATTTGATTGGTGGGAAAATGATGGAGGTACTAACACGGCAAGAACACCACACAGCCCATCAGTTTTAAATGAAGCAAAACGCAGAAAAAACGGCCAACGCAATCCTAAGTATGATGAAAAAACAACAGCATCTACTATTATTGCTTTAACAAATACAGGTGGAAATATGCCACATAATAATATTCAGCCTTATCTAGCTGTAAATTATATTATCAAATATTAACAAAATAAAGCATTTTTATATACTGCTAAAATATCAAAATCAGACATTCCTTTTTCTCTCAAAAATGCTTCAACACATTCTGGTGTATGAGCCATGTAAATAGATTTTAATAGAATTTCATCTGCTAATCCTTTATTAATTAAAAATTGTAATGCATTAATTTTTAACTTCTCTACTGGATTTAAAGTATCTTGTATTGATACAATAGTTTTAGGTAGGTCAACAGCTAATCCAATATTTTCCACATACACTGTATAAAAGGTTTCTTTTTCTGCTAATATATAGCCTTCATATCCATTATATTTTAATATTTCACCTGAAGTACAGTTAGCAGGATCAACTTTAAGTTTTACTCTCACCAATTGACTATCTTTAAGACTATTCTCAATAACCTTATTAAAACGCTTCATGTTTATATTTATGATTTTTATTAAATATGTGTAATGGCTGATTTTCCTGTTAAAATTTCTGAATTAGATAAATCTTATAGTCTATCAGCTAATCCTATTTCTATATTGATTAATCAAAGAAATGAAAATAATACATTTGAAACAAAGTCATTACCATTATCTGTTATAACACAATTTGCAAAAGAAGAAGCTAAAAAACTACTATCTGGATTTATTGAAGTAGGCACAATAATCCCATTTGCGGGAAAGGTATTAGGCCAGGAATCCATAAAGGGGTGGTTATTATGTAATGGCAGGCAAGTAAGAAAGGATGATTACCCGGAGCTATGGAATAAATTAGGTGAAACATATGGCCCAGCTGATAATGTATTATTTTCCTTACCTGATTTAAAGGGTCGTATAGAAATGGGATATTCACATACTGGTGAATCATATGAACCCGATTTTGGTAATTGGCCTGCGGGAGAAGAATTACATCTAGGAGAAGGTAATAATGCAAATTATCCTGATAGGGGTGAATTCTTTCATCAGTTAAAGAATGAAAATATTCAAAACCATATCCATTCTGTACCAGTGCATACGCATAAAATTTTTAATTATGCAAATATGGCTGATTATAATCGCGGAAAAGGTAGATGGGTTATAAGATGGGGGCCTGTTTATGGGTTTTTTGATACAAAGCAAAATCAAAATATAGAATCAGATTCCATAAATTGGATAAATTTACAGGGGTTGTCACCAACTCCTGGTAATATTGATCATGTTTATTTTGGTGTTGGCGGTGCACAGGTGGGTCTAATAGCTAGTAAAAATTATGAAAAAATTTTATTTAATCGATTAAATTATAAATCATATTATCCTGAAAGAATAAGAGCGGTTAAGAAATATATCAGTAATAATCCCATAAGAACTATTTTTACATATAAAAAAGAATTTATAGATGAAATAAAAAACAGAAACAAAATGCCCTTTCCTATAATAGATCCGCAGTATGATAATAATGTAAAATCCGGTGCCGGTTATGGGTCACGGGGAGGAGATCAGTTTCATTCTAATATACAACCCAATGTTGCAATGAATTTTTTAATTAAATATTAAAATGGATGATCAATTACCTATATCGAATTTAAAAACAGCATATACCCTTTTAGGTGATGAAGCTTTTGTCGTAAATCAAAAAAATCCTGTAGATAAAAAATTAGAAACGAGATATACACCACTCAATGATTTAATGTCTTATATAAAAGGAGAAATAAAAGAATCTCTTGAAGAAGTGATGCCTATAGGATCCATAAAGGCATATACAGGAAAAGTAGCTAGTGTAGATAGTATTCCGGGGTGGTTATTGTGTAATGGTAATATGGTGTCTAGAACAAAATACAAGAAGTTATATGATGTGATAGGTAGTTTATATGGACCAACAGCTGCAGAATCATTTTCTTTACCAGACTTAAGGGGTAGGGTAATTATGGGATATTGTAATGGGACGTCACCTCTTAATCCTTTATTTGGAAATTGGAAATCAGGGCAAAATATTTCCTTAGGAAAAAATCCAGGTGCCTCAGGAGAATTTTATCATCCATTAACACAATCAGAATTACCGTCACATTCACACCCAAATAGTCACACTCACCAATATTTCAATATTGCACATCTAGACTATAGATATATCGATATGTATAGAGTGCACGGTAATTACTCTAGAGGCAATGCTGTAATTTCATTTGCACCGGCAGATAAGGCAGCTAAAGCTATTGAAGAGTCTAAAAATAACGACACAACATTTTCACCTGATGTATCAGCTTATGTGGGTGAAACTAGCCCGGCCGGAGGTTTTACCGGAACAGCTGGTAATAATGTCGCTCACAATAACATGCAACCATTTGTTACAGTGAATTATCTTATAAAATATTGATATCAAACGAAACCATTTTATAATGGTTTAATGTCTAAACTAGGTAATAAATTATTGACAAGAGCTAATGGTAATTTGCCATTAGATGAATCTGATAAAAAGGCTGTTATTGAGAAAGCAGCTGCAGCATATGCCCAATTCTTAGATGCATTGCAATTTGATTGGAAATCTGATACTAATAGTGCTGATACACCTAGACGTGTAGCTAAAGCATTTGTTAATGATCTTATTTCTGGATGTTATAATGAACCTCCAAATATCACAGCATTTGATAATGAAGATGGCTATGATGGAATGGTTTGTCAAAATAATATCAAAGTAACATCTCTTTGTTCACATCACCACGCAGCCTTTACTGGTGTAGCTCATGTAGCTTATATTCCATCACCAGAAGGTAAAGTTATTGGATTATCTAAATTGAATCGTATTGTTGATTGGTTTTCTAGGAGGCCGCAAATTCAAGAAGGACTAACTTCACAAATTCATGACTATGTCAATAGTATCTGTGAAGGTAATAAAGGTGTTGCTGTTCTTATTGAATGCAAACATACATGTTGTTCCAATAGAGGTATCAAACATGATTCTACTATGAGAACAGCTAAGATGTCAGGAGCTTATATGGATAATGGTAATAATGCTCGAGCTGAATTCTATAAGTTTGTAGAATTCTCTCAGTCTCGTTAAGCAGCGTTACTAGTACCACCAGTAGCAGTTATATTTGTAGGAGGTAATGCCGGAGTAATATTACTTGCGGCATTATTTTTTTGTCCTTGTTGTAATTTTCTTTTTGCTACTTCAATAATCTTTTTTTGTTGATTTTGCGGTATGGTTTTCCATGTATTAGTATCAACAACTTTTTTCAATTGATTAAATTTACCTAATTCATTTTGTAATTCAGGATCTTGTTTAAGCATTTCTGCAGCTGCAGCTTTATGATCATCATTATTATCTAAATCCAAAGAACCGCCAGATAATGAAGATGTAACAGTTTCGAACAAGTAAGCTTTTAATAAATCATTACACAATGAATCAAATGATTCTCTGACATTAATATTAAGTGCAGTTAAATGTTTTTGTGCTTCTGTTTTTGTTTTATGTGCTTTAATGTTTTTCTTTTTACCTGTTTTGGCATTAACAACAAAGTAACCTGAACCTTGTTTTTTTATTTTATAAGGCATATTATACTTCACCTCCTGGTAGTAATTCCCTTACTTTACGTTGAATTTCATCTAGCTTATCAGGTGTAGCTGATTCTGTATCAGTGATACTAGCAGCATCGATGATATTTTGCAATTTATCATCCAGTACATCACCTTTAGTTGAATTTAATTCACTAGCAAATGTTTGTTTAACTACGCTCATAACATCTCTAATCATGTCTAGAGAACCTTTTATAATTAATGAAACTTTTGAATCGACATCTTTTTTTAGATCATCAATTTCATTAGGGGTAGCCGGCTCAGATTCCATCGGTGGGGGCATTGCTGCATCTGGTTGCATAGGAGGTTGATTAGATTGTACTGGTAATTCAGCCTCACCATAGAGCC